AAATGATTAGGTCTCCGGTTCAAGCTCTGCGTGAGAGTATAAATGGCTATGTTAGGCTCGCAAAGAAGCGGGCTTACAAGGCCAAATACCCTCATCAGGCTATCGCCGAGACCTGGCTCGAATACGCATATGGTATAAAACCGCTTGTTAGTGACGCCGAAGACGCTCTTCGCCTTGCAACCGCGCACCCTTATCGGGTGTTCGAACGCATAAGTGGGAACGGAATCGATGTCCAAGAACGAGCTTATACTAAACTCAGCTATTCTTCAAGTGCCTGTCGTGTCCTTTACACGAGGCGTTCTGAGGGTAGGGTAGAGGTACGTATCAAGGGTGCCATACGAGCGGAAAATAACCCTCCAGGATTTCCGGAGCAGTGCGGCCTTAGTTGGTCGAACGTGCTCCCTACGTTCTGGGAGTTGATTCCGTACTCGTTTCTTGTCGACTACTTTACCAATGTTGGGAAGGTTATCGACGGCGTCTCCACTGGGACTGTCTCGTTAGCCTGGGGCTCCTTCTCTCAGAAGAAGATTAGACAACTAGAATATGTTGTTACTAGTCTTGACTGGGATTATTTGGAGTCCTTCGGCTCGGCGAAGGCAACACACAGTGGACACGCAAGCGGTGGCGGTATAGCTTCAACCAGAACAAATTTTGACCGCAACAGTATTAATGCTGTCTCAGTTGGTTTACGAGACACGCAATTTAAGCTGCCGGGTTCGGATTTGAAATGGTTGAATATCGGTGCACTTGCCACTACCCGATTTCGGGCTGGCAGCAGGCGCATCACTTAACAATTATTTATGGCTTTTAGCCAGGAAACTGAAATGACAGTATCTCTGACCTCTCCAGTCACGGGCGGTGCCCAGACTGGTCTTACGTCGCCGACCTATACAGTTGTCGTCGACAATCCGCCTCCGGGCACGTCTGCAAAGCAATGGGCCGTTACCGCACTTGGCGGCACCCAGACCAATGTTGACGTGCACGGGGCATCGAAGCCTTTCACGGTGACCTTCTCCCGCCCGAATGCAATTCGTGCGGCGCCGGTCCCAAATCCCGTGACGGGTGTTATGCCAAACTCACCCCGGAATGTCTATTCTGTGCTGGTTCGCAAAGGGGTTTCCCCCGGCGCGAATCAGAACCCCCAGGTGGCCGTCCTGCGCTGCGACTTAAGTGTCGTTGCCGGATCCGACCTCCAGGAGCCAGAAGACATCCGCGCTGCCCTATCCCTGCTTATTGGTTCCTTGAACCAGCAGAGTGCGGGGCTTGGAGACACGTTGATCAATGGACTACTTTAAAAAGGTAGTCGACTGGTTGCGCGTACTGGCCGCCGCCGTCTTCTTGGCGACGGCGGCCTTAATAGGAGCTTTGTGCTCCTACCTCCAAGCGCGGGAGCTTCCGTAGCGACCGCAAGCGAGTTTGAACATGATCCTTTCGATCAACGCTCTTTCTTCATACTTAGTAGAGGACCTCCATGATTACCAAAACTCTGTTAGATGCCTACGTAACACACGCAGCGTTGCCAGAATTTGCGGCTTGGTGTCGTCAACCGACGACACATCCCGCGGAAGCTCAGCTTACGTGTGCAGTAGTTGCGGTGGTGCAAGAAGCGGCCCGGTTGATTCCGGACGTCTTTCCTGCTCACACCCTCTTGAAGGATATCTCTCGCCAGATGCCCGAGAATCTGCCTCAGATTCTTGCGGCACTGGTGATGAATCTTTCACAGAGGGATCGATCGATTTTGACGGAG